CAATGCGCCCTAGAAAATCGTGACGTAATTATTCCCTTCGCAAATTTAAACATGTTTTATCCTGCAGAAATTCCAAGAGACATGCGGGACTATCAGCATCTGCTTCAATTTATCAAATGCATTACAGCCTTGCACTTTTACCAGCGTGTCCTCGCTAAACATGAAGGTAAAGAATATTTGTTGGCTAACAGCCAAGATGTCATGTTTGCATGGCTTGTTTTCAACTTAATTTTTGAAACTACAAGAGCCGGGATAAGTCAGCATCTTCTCGACTTTTACCATCAGATTATTGAGCAACGGGCTAAATGGAATGGTGAAGAGTTGACGACGGCGTATAATGAAGTGTATAAGCCTAAACGGAGCAAAAAAACAATTCAACGGTGGCTTGGAACTCTTGAGGATTTAGGCTATATCACCTGCGAAGAGGACCAAGAGGATAAGCGTAAAAACAATTATATACCGTTGATGAAAAAAAATGGGACAAACAGGGACAAAACCGAAAATATCCAAATTTCACTGTCAGACCTGCAAAACGGCTTTAAAATGTGGCTGGAACAATCGGGACAAAAACTTGAATTTTTCTTATACAAAAATCGTGAAGGCATAGCGAAAGGCAGATACGAACAGGCAAGCATGGAGGAAATTGAAAAATATGTTATAGTGAATCAGCAATTTTGTCCCGATCTAATCCAGCTTATTTCACAGCGGAAAACGGAAAGCATGGCTAAAAAAGAAGCCAATTCTGAAATGTCCCTTTCTGTCCCTAATTCTGTCGGTTCATGTTGGATTTGCGGCAAACTGTTGCCTCAGGATTTGGTGGATACAACTGTGGATGAAGGCAGAACTGTTCATTTGGAATGTTACAAAAAATTGAAGGCGGGGTTAAAGAGTGAGTGATTGTTTAGCCAAAAACTGCATAGTCAGGCAGGCAGGATGCCGAAAAAGCTGCGAGTGGTGGCAATACGAATTTACTGTTATGAAGGCGAGGGGGCAAATAAAAAATGAATGAAATGTGCACTGCAAAAGCCTTGGTGTGCGTCGCATGTGGCAGAATCGTGGATGTGCGTGGAAGTGGTAAACCGAAGATTGTTGAGGGTGTTTGTTTGGAGTGTTTGGAGGGGTTTGTGGAGAAACACAAACGGAGGTGAAAGTTAAAAATGAGTGAAACAATATTTGGCACAAGCCTCGATTACGACTATGAAAACTTTAACGAAATAACATTACCAATAATCAAAAAAGACGGAAGAGAATACGGCGAAATAATCTTTATGGGCGACTTCCATTATGGACACAAACAATTCAGCGATAGCCACCTTCACAAATACCTTTCAATGCTTCAACATCAAAAACACATTCAAATATGCCTTATGGGCGACCTTTTCGAAATGCAAAACTTATCCGATTTCGTAAAAGAGGCTGAAATGCCAGAGGCAAAACAGTTGGAAGCTTTCATTCGTGATTTTAAACCTTTAGCAAACCGAATTTTAACTGTAGTATGGGGTAATCATGAAAAACGTTTCGCTAAGTATGGTATGCAAACAATAGATTTATGGGATTATAGTAAAACAAAACTAGGCAATTCTAACATTTATAGTGTAGAACCTGGGAGAGGCATTTTATCGGCAGTTCATGCGGGAAAACAAATTTACAGTGTTTACATGCTGCATAGTAGCACACGTGCACAAGTTTTAATGGATACTCAGCTTCGGCGTAGTCGTGGAATTTGGGCGGTTACTTTGATTACTCATGGACATACACATAAGATTAGCTGGTCTCCTCAAACTTTGTTTACTGTTGCGAAGCATGATAAAGAGTTTTGTCGTGCTGTGGTTCGGCAATATTTGCTTAGCACGGGATGTTTCTTGCGGTATCCTGCTTATGCTGAAGAGAAGAGTTTGCCTGTGAATGATATTGGTGCACCTATAGTGCGGTTTTACGCGGACAGTAATGATATTGAGTTTATTGACCCTCGTGTGCGGTTTAAGGATTTTCTGTTGCGTGGTGGTATTGCGTATGTGCATGGTGATGTTGATGTTTCAGACTTGGAAAAACAATGCGAATACAAACGAGAGCTTGGGGCTTCCAGTTTTGATGAGGAGATGAAAGAGTGGGTGCGCAACCGAAAATAGGGATATGGCGAGGTAAGGTGGGGTTTGGTCTGGTAAGGTATGGTTAGGTATGGTAAGGATAAGGTCTGGTGAGGTGAGGTTAGGTGGGGTCGGGTGAGGTTAGGTAAGGTAGGGAGGTGAAAAATATGGTTAAAAAAATAAAAGTCCAAATAGAAGGCTTACGCCCATACTTACAACATCGAAGAGCATCATCACAACAAGAAGTCGAACAAATGAATAAAATCATAAAAATCCTACAGAAAAACTCATTCGACTTAGAAGCTTCAAAACAAGAAGCTGAAATGGGTGCATATAAAAACGGAGAAGGCTACTATATACCAGCAGAACAAATACAAGAAGCATTAATTAATGCAGGCGCAAGAATTCAAGTTAAAGGACAGGGAAAAAGAACATATAAGAACTATATGAAATCATATGTTTTTGTTGAACCACAAGAAATACTGTTAACGCCACAAGAATATCAATTGGACAGGCGTTACGTCAAAGTGCATGGAAGCGGGATAAATCGGAATAGACCAAGATTTGATAATTGGAAAGCCACATTCCAGCTTCTCATAACAGACGATTCGTTGCCATTGAAAGATATAAAAGAAATTCTTGAAATTGCTGGTTCTCGTGTGGGCATAGGAGACTATAGACCTAGATATGGGCTTTTCAGCGTGGTAAGCTTTGAAAATTAAGGATATGGTTGGGTGTGGGGTGGTCAGGTAGGGCGAGGTTTGGTGCGGTATGGTTAGGTTTGGTATGGTGCGGTAGGGTAAGGTAGGGCATTTCCCAAAAACGAAAAGGAGTATACAAAATGGATAGATGCCAAAATTGCGGTTCCCCAATATTCCAGAAAACATGCCTAAACTGCAAAAACCACCAAGACATCATAACAGGCGGAAGAAAAGACCATTACCGTTTCCAATGCAACTTCCTCAACCAAAAAATCTTGCAAATGTATTATTTCACTCCATTAAAAGCGGAAGCCTGCACGGGCTGGATTCACAATTGCGAGGCGTATAAAAAATGAGTGAGTGCCCAACAGGCAAATGCGAAGTCGGCGTAAACCCGAACAGAGGCAAAAGATTCAAACTACGATGCAACAACTGCGAAGCAGAATTGCCCCTGACAAAAGAAAACAACGACTTGCAAATATGCCCAAAATGCAGAAGCGGCATGTTATATTGGACGCCAAACACGGAGCCAAACAAAAATGCCCAAACTCACAAGTGAAGAACTGCAAGTTTTAAACTTCTGGTTCCTAAGCTGCGAAGACCAGAGCCTCGAAAAAAGCAGCAACTTTTACTGTCAAAACTGTCCCAAAAAACCCACATGCGAGAAGTTGCGGAAAAAACTGGGATTAAAAAATGAAGGATAAAGGTAGACCTCGCAAGTGGCTAACAAACGAAGAATTACACATGGCATACCGCATCTACGTCCACCACGCTTCACCAAAAAAATGCCATGGAGAATGCAGCTATGGCATCCAAGACAATTTACTGCGAGCATATTGCCTCACATGTAGTCATGTTTATACTTGGGATGACAAGTTTAAACAATGGTATTAAAGTTTATATTTGCTACAACATTATTAGGGGTAAGAGGTCACTAGTCCGAGGCGGTTAAACTGTTACCGACAGTATCGGTAAAATTATACGGCAAAATTGACGTTTATTAACCTGCTTCAACGCCTGAATATGGAGTTTTCTCTTACCCCCACTTCACATTTTTGAATTGCTTAAATAACAGTTCAAAATAATGAGCCTATGCCCATTTATTTAGACTCTTTCACCGTTCGGAAAGTCAACCATATAAAAGTGAAACCGACCACCACTACTTTTTTAGTCTTGTCAACATGTTGACAAGCCCTTTATAAACAGCTTGCCATCGCAGTAACAATCATAACAAAAATCACATAGGAAGCCATCCTAAATGCCACAAAAGAAAAAACAAAAAGAGGAATGCCCCAACGCAGACAAAAACCCAGCCTGCCCCTACCTAGTCGACATCATAACCCTTAAAGAGTCGGTTGAATGGCTCAAAAAAGGCTACAACATCCAAATCGTCCTGAGCGCCGCCACGTTGATTGGGATTTTGATTAAAATTTTCATGGGATAAAATGTGTCGGAAAGTTCGGAAAAAAAGGTCTTTCGCATTCCAAAATACAAACGTTTCGAAGTTTACGTAGAAGGAAAAAGGCACGGTTTAACCAATGCCCGAATCGCTGAACTGATTGGGATAAGCGAAAGAATGCTTGACCGACATATCGCCCAATGGAAAGAAGATGGTTCATGGGATAAATGGGTTTTTGCTGAATGGATCATCACTTACGATCAGCTGCATCAGCAAGAAGATTTAAAAACGGTTTTTGAAGCGTTAACCAAGTTTCTGCTTAAACGAATGAAAGACCAATCTGAAGTTGAAATTAAAGGCATTCCACATGTTATTGTTGAAGTTTTAGATAATGTTCAACCAAAAAATGAGTCATATGACACAGAAAATATGTCAACCGAAAAAAGTGCAGTTTCGGTTACACCCGACACAGCGAATAGTCCACAACAGCAGAGCCAGATTCAAAATAGTTGACTGCGGAAGACGATGGGGCAAAACCCAACTCGCATGGATAGAATGCCTACTCTACATGCTACAACACCCACGAAGCCTACTCTGGTGGGTAGCCCCCCTCTACAAGGAATTGATTCCTGCAAGCGAGAAAATCCGCAACCTAACCCCGCCCGAAACAATCGAGAAAAAATTTGAAAACCAAAACATCATCCGCTACATAAAATTGTATAATGGAAGCGAAATTTACTTCCACAGTGCAGACCGAGAAGATAGCCTCAGAGGCATGGGATTAGACGGTTTAGTCGTGGATGAAGCTGCACAGTTGAAGGAGACACGGTGGCACGGCGAATTGGAACCAAGCTTAACCGACAAAAACGGCTGGGCAATCTTCATCGGCACGCCTAAAGGCACAAACTGGTTCAGCAAACTCTACATCCGAGGACAAGACCAGACCCAAAACTTGTATGAAAGCTGGCGCTTCAGCAGCTACGACAACGCAAAAGAAAACGGCGGCTTCATTGATAAACAGAATTTTGACATAATCGCAAATGACATGCCTGAATTGTTGAGGAGACAGGAAATTTATGGCGAGTTCTTGCGGGGTGAAGGGATTGTTTTCCGCAATGTTCAACGACAAATTAAAGAGATGATAAAGCCCTATGACGGGAACGAACCGGTTTATGTGGGCGTGGATTTTGGAAAAACCACAGACTACACAGTATTATGCGCTTTACGAGCCAACGGCGAACTGGTCGGCTTCGACCGTTTCAGCCAAATTGACTGGGTATTTCAAGCAAAACGCACAGTCAACTTTGCAAAAACTCACGGGAACGCTCGACTACTTATTGACAGCACAGGCTTGGGCGACCCCATCTTTGATTTCATTAAACGTGACTACCAGCAGGTTGAAGGATACAAAATCAACGTGACAAGCAAAAAGGCGCTTATTGAAAATTTAAGTTTAATGTTTGACAACCGTGAAATATGGATCAAAAACGACCCTGTCCTCGTGAATGAGCTGGAGATTTTCGGTTACGAAATAACGCCAAGCGGCAACATTCAGTATGGTGCGCCTGAAGGCTACCATGACGACTGTGTGGTGGCTTTGGCTTTGGCGGCTTGGCAATTAAAGTATGGTGTTAAACCGTTAAACATTCATCCCGTCATAACGTTCGGGAAAATACAACCTACACAAGGCGATTAAATGCAAAGAAAACATTTAAAAAATGTAAGTTTGCTAATATTGGGAATTTTTCTTTTCATCTTGTCAATTTGGCAACTAGACATATTATGCGCCCCAATCATATGGTCTTTACCAAATATTACATTAGAACCTTTCCCTTTTGTTTTCATGTCCATGCAACACTTTTATTGCCTATGCATCATTGGACTGTTCGGTTCAGTTCCATTAATTTTTGTTTCCTTGTGGTTTTGGGAAGAATGAACAAAAATGTATCGGACAAGCATGTTAATGATGACCTTAATGCCGAAGCCGAAACTTGAAAGTTACGAATGCCCAAAATGCCACTACACAAGCGTCGCAGTCAACCCCGTTTACTGCCCAGAATGCCACAAAAAAGGCATGCTGGTTAAAGTTTTAGTAAGCAAAAAATAATAGAGGAGGAAAAAATGAGTAGCACTTTAAAGCGACTTTTAGGAATAAAGGAAAGCAAACCTAATCCCATAAAACAACCGTCAGGAACAGGAGTCTTGGTTGCCAGCAGCAAACTTGCACCGTTAAACGAAGCAAATAGCCGAACCATGATGGAACGGGTTCCACTACGATGGATAGCTGAAGGCAGAATAACTGAATCGGATTTAGCCTTGGCTGCCACAACACCCATATTGGGGCAATATATTACATAAGCCAGCCTTATGTAAGTTGAAGCACCCCAGTTCGGGTGGCCTGACGATTGGGGCTTATTTCTTAAGTCTTAACGACTAAGAGAGCAAACTGGGATTATGTTGACGCTTACCTATTCGTTCCTGAAGTGGCGTTCGCCGTTAACTTGAAGAACAGGCTTATTTGGAAGCCAGGCTTCACACTTGAAGCGAACGAGCGGGCCGTTAACCAGTTTATGCGCAACTGGAAACGCTTGAAGCTTTATCGTGTTTTGAAGTATGCCACGAAAAACGCTTTAATCTGGGGCAATGCTTGGCTTGAACTGGTTGACAATAGCGAAGCAAAATGGGGCTACGGTTCACCAGCAGGAACAGCTTTAGGCGCAGGTGATCCTCGCCCACTGTTGCGGTGGAAGCCTGCCACCGAATTTTACGGGCTGAAACAGATTGACCCCCGCACAATGAGGGTTTTCATTAATCCGAACAAGTTTGACACAGAAAACGCTGAACCACTTGTGCTGAAGTATGTTCAGCGTCGTTGGGCGGGTCCGCTGGGTCCCACGCCTGAGACGATTTTGGCTCAGGGCAATGTGGAGATTGATTTTCACCATGACCAAATCTTTCATTTAAGCTTTAACAAGTTGCCAGGCGGCATTTACGGTTACAGCATGTATCGCAGCACAATTTACGCTTTGAAGGGCTACTGTATTATGTTGCAGTATTTGCCTGCAATCGTGCAGAAACGTGCTGACCCACTGTTGCATTTGAAGTTGGGCGGCAGAATTATAGGTGAGGATGGGCGTGAAAGGGATTATTTGCCAAGTGACGCGGATTTGTTGAAGTGGAAGAGTGAACTGCAGAATCGGCAGGGTGGCGAAGACATTTTCAGTGACATGCTCACCACGGTGAATGAGGTTTATCAGAGTAGTGGCAGCATTAAAGGCGTGAGCGAATACATCTCTGCTTGGAAAGAACGTATTTTGGTGGGCTTAGGCGTTCCCGCAAGCCTTTTCGACATTATAAGGGCTGGCAGCGAAGTTAAATGGGGCGAGTTGAAGTTTGAAATTTTGGAAGATGAAATCAGAGAGTATCAGGAGGATTTGGAGGATAAGATTAACGAGTTGATTGTTCCAAGGCTTTGCAGTGGCGAGGCAGAGTTTCATTTTAACCCGATTACGCCTGAAGACTGGCGCAGCAATGTTGAGCCGCTGTTGGATTTGTTTAAGGCGAAGGTTGTTAGTGCGGAGTATGTTGTTGA